CAATGGTAATTCTGGTGGATCTGGCGGAGCATCTAATGTAACTAACATTGGAACTGCAAACGGTGGTGGTGCAGGAAATCCTGGATCGGCAGGCGCTAATGGTAATGCACCTGGAGCGAATGGGGTGTTTCAAACAGAAGGTTCTTTTATTGCACCTGGAGGAGAAGGTGGAAATGGAGGTGGTCAATCAAATCCTGGTCCTACTCCTGGTAATCCTGGTAACGCAGGAGAGCCTGGTTTTGTAGCAATAATGGATAATGTTGGAGTTTAATTATGGCTAGATATATTTCAACAAAAACTGTTAATAATATTAAAAATGTTTTTAGAATACATTCATCAGATCAAAGTAAAGATTTTTGGAATAACCAAGAAAATGGTTTAGAATTTATTTCAATAACTGAGGAACAATTTAAAAAAATTAAATATAATTTTGGTTATACAATTGACGTAAATAATAATATAAATTTTGATAATCCTGATTCAGAAAGTTATTCAATAACCGAAGAAGAAGTTAAGGAAAAATTAGAAGAACATATTAAAAAAGCAAAACACCATCTAAAAAATCACGCAACGCCATTAATTTCACAAGCTGATTTAGATTCATTACGAAGTATAAATACAAGTGCTATTACATGGCCTGTAAATACTCAAAAACCTGATGGTTGGGTAGAAGCTCTTGAATTAAACTCAAATACTATTGATAATATATTCGAATTATAGTATCAAACTATAATATGTTCGAAAATATAATAGAGTTTTCTACTCAAGAAGACTATTTTAATTTAAAAGAAGATCATCCTATTCCAGCAAAAATTAACATACCTGAATGGTTTAAAGAACTAAATCACGATATTGGTAACATGACTGTAAAAGGATGTATGCCTTTTTTAGATGCAATTACTACTGGGTATATTCTTAAAATTCCACAAGATTTTGAAATTAAACATAACATTGAAAACGAAAAAGGAGAAAAAATAGCATTTCAAAGACCTGCTACTACAAATGATAATTCAAGTATGTTCTTCAATTTAAATATAAATCGTAATTTACAAATTCACGATATTAATCAGTTAGGTAAATGTCCTTATCATGAAAGAAATAAAAACTTACCTTATCATAAAATTTTAAATCCATGGAAAATTAAAACACCTCCTGGGTATTCATGTCTTTTTTTACCTTTACTAAATAACGAAGATGACAGGTTTTTTCCTTTAGCAGGTGTTGTTGATACCGACACATTTCCAAATGAAATTAATTTTCCTATAGTAATAAATGGTTATAAATATCCTGTTTTAGAAACTGTTTTAAAAAAAGGAACTCCTTATGTTCAAGTAATACCTTTTAAAAGAGAAAAATGGAAAATGAAATTAAAGAAAACTACAACAAAAGATATAACTAGAAATAAAATGAATTATGCTTTAAAATTAATACATAATTACAAAAATCGTTTTTGGAATAAAAAATCATGGAAATAAAAGATTTTATAAAAATTTATGACAATGCTATACCTTTAGAAGTAGTTTCATCTATAGTTAGATGGTCAAATAAATCTAAGTTTGAAGATGCAGGAGTAATAGCTTCAGATAATCCTAATCGAATAATTAAAAATGTTAGAAATACAAAAACTTTACCATTATCAAAATTTAGTGAATCTTTGACTAATGTTCATTTTGGTCAAATCGTAAGTTACTTTCTTTTTGAACATATAAAAAAATATAGACATGATTTAAAATTATATGATTTTAATATATATACAATAGATCACATGGACATTCTTAAATATGAGGAAGGTGGTTTTTATATTTGGCATACAGACCATAATGCAAAAGATGCTCCTAGAACAATCAGCTGTATACTTTTATTAAATGATGATTATGAAGGAGGAGAACTTATGTTTATGGACTCAAATGGTGAAAATCAAAGAAAGATAGAAACAAAAGCTGGTAGATTAATTCTTTGGCCAAGTAATTTTATGTTTCCACATAAAGTAAACACTATAAAAAAAGGTTTAAGATATTCAATAGTCGCATGGGCATTATAAGAAAAGATTTTAAATATAAAATAATAAAAAGTTTTCTTAATGAAAACGAAATAGAATTATTTAAAAATTACACTATTTTTCAACACAGAAAAAACAATACAAATTTTGATTTTAGGCAAATGAATGGAGATACTTTTTTTAATGGAGATAGTTTAACACAATCTTTATTATTAAGTAAGAAAAACATAATAGAAAAAGCGACAGGTCTAGAACTTTGGCCAACATATTCATTTTGGAGAATGTATACTTTTTCATCATTTTTAAAAACACACACAGATAGAAAGTCTTGTGAAATAAGTGCTACCGTTATGGTAGGAAGTGATGGTACTCCATGGCCAATATATATGGAGGATAATCCAATTTTAATGGAGCCTGGTGATGCCTGCATTTATTTAGGTTGTGAAATAAACCATGGGAGAGATGAATTCAATGGAGATTGGCATTCTCAAATTTTTCTTCATTATGTAGATAAAAACGGTCCTTGTGCTGAATTTAAATTTGATAAACAAAAATTTATTTACTAATATATATATATGCAATTTATACAAAACCCAAAAGATGGTTCCGCCAAAATTAAATTTTCATGGAAAGAAAGATTTACTCTTTTTTTTAAAGGTAGCTTATTTTTTGATGCTATGAGTTTAAAACATTTTGGAAATACTTTAGTAAAAATAGTCGTAGAGTGGCAAGCAAATTTTGATGACAAAACCAAAAATACTATGACAAAAGACACTGACTCTGTAAAAGGTAAGTAAATTTTTATGGAGTACTACTTATTCCATTAATTGAAATAAAATGGTATAATCCTTTTATGGCATTAAATTTAATAAATATAAGACCAGGATTTAATAAACAAATTACAGATACTGCAGCTGAAGGTCAGTATGTTGATGGTGATTTTGTACGTTTTCGTTCAGGTTTACCAGAAAAAATAGGTGGTTGGCAAAAGCTAACTACTAAAACTTTACCTAGCGCTGCTAGAGCACAACATCAGTGGACAGATTTAGACGGAAGAATTTATGCAGCTATAGGTACATTAAGAGGATTATTTATATATTATCAAGAAGCTTTTTATGACATTACACCACTAGAAACAGCTCAAACCGGAGCAACATTTGATACAACTAATGGATCTGCTGTAGTTACAGTAAATCTTAACGGGCATTTATTGCAAAGAGGTGATTACTTTACGTTCACTTCTGTAACACCTCCTACAGGAGCAGGCTATACAACAGCAAATTTTGAAGATCAGACTTTTGAAGTTACATCAAGAATTGATGCAAATTCTTTTACAATTACCATGGCAGCTAATGCTACTGCAGATAACACAGCTGATGGTGCGGCAACCATTAATCGTTATGTAAAAATAGGACCAGTTGGTCAAAGTGCAGGTTATGGATGGGGAACAGATTTATATGGTGGACAAAGTTCTTTGGAAACAACTTTAAACGGAGGCATAAACAATTCTGTAACAACTATTACTCTGACAGACACAACAGGATTTCCAACATCTGGATCAGTTAAAATTAATTCAGAGATTATTGAATATACAGGAATTTCGGGAAATGATTTAACGGGTTGCACTAGAGGTGCACAAAGTACTACTCCAGCATCACACTTAGATGGCGTAGGAGTTGTTGCACTCACAGGTTGGGGTGATTCATCACTAGCAGGAGGCACAACGATTGATCCAGGTAGTTGGTCGTTAGATAATTATGGACAAATACTTATTGCCACTATTTTTAATGGTAGAACATTTACTTGGCAACCAATACAAAACACAGCTTCAGCTCTCACTACAAGAGCAACAATTATGTCAGGAGCCCCTACAAAATCTGTTATGACTATAGTATCTGATCAAGACAGACACTTAATTCATTTAGGAACTGAAACAACAATTGGTAATACATCTACACAAGACAAAATGTTTATTAGGTTTTCTAATCAAGAAAATTTTAATGAATATGCGCCAACATCAGTTAATACCGCAGGAACTTTTAGAATTGATGATGGAACAGAAATTCGTGCAGCTATTAGAGCAAAAGATTACATATTAATAACTACAGATACCGCAGCTTACAGTATGCAATTTACAGGAGCTCCGTTTACATTTAGTATAAGAAAAGTAGGTTCAAATTGTGGATGTATTGGTCCTCATGCCATGTCTTTTAAGGACGGTATTGTTTATTGGATGGATGATTCAGGGGGATTTAATTATTTTGATGGAACTGTAAAAACATTAAATTGTTCAGTGGAAGATTTTGTATTTACTCAAAATAATCCTGGAGATTTAGGTTTAAACTACGGATCTGGCAAATTAGTTTATGCAGGTAATAATTGTTTATATGGTGAAACAACTTGGTATTATCCATCTGCTAATTCAGATGTTATTGACAGGGCAGTTGTTTGGAACAAAGAAGAAGGTTGTTGGTATACGATGTCATTAGCAAGAACTACAGCTCATGATGCGCATTTATTTGATAATCCTTATATGACATCTTTTAATTCGACAGGGACTCCAACATTTCCTACAATACAGGGTGTAACAAATATTAATGGTTCTGCAACTTATTGGGAACATGAAATAGGCACAGATCAAGTAGAAGGTGACGTAACCACCTCTATACAAGCTTTTGTTGAGTCTGGTGATTTTATGTTACATGTTGAAGGTGATGGTGAATTATTTACCAAAATAAGAAGATTTATACCAGACTTTAAACGATTAGAAGGTGGAGTAAGAATAACAATAAATTTAAAAGATTATCCAACAAATACTGCATCCTCTTCTTTATTAGGACCATTTAACATTACAAGTTCGACTGATAAAGTAGATACTAGAGCTAGAGGAAGAGCAGCTAGTATAAAAATACAAAATGTATCTTCAGGACAAACATGGAGATACGGAACATTTAGAGCAGATGTGCAACCTGATGGTAGGAGGTAAAAATTTATTTTATGGCTAAAATAACAACATATATACCTGAACCTACTCCTGAATACAAAGTAGATAATCAACAACAAGTTTTACAGTCTTTAGAGACTTTAAAAACTCAACTAAATACTTCTTTTCAAGAAGAATTAAAACAAGAAGTCGAAAGAGTTTCTTGGTTTACAATGAGGTAGTATGAGCCAAGGATGTAACAACGTAAATGTAGAACCAACTGTAATTGGTGGTGGAGATGGCTCTACTGCTTATGATGCATTTGGTAGACTAAGAGTATCTAATCCACTTACTATATTTGATTCCAAAAATGTTATGTCAAAGAATGATCTCTTTGATGAAGACTTAACAGGATCAGGAACTGTTACTTATACAGCAAATAAATCAACAGTTAATTTAAATGTAACTACAGCTAGTGGCGATAAAGTCATAAGACAATCAAAAAGAGTTATGTCTTATCAACCAGGTAAGTCATTATTTAT